GGAACAGTATCAAAAGAATGTGTATCGTATGCTCCAGTATTAGCTGCATTGTACTCTACAGCCTGCACAGGCTCCGTAAAACCGCTGATCTTTCCTGTTTGGGACAATGACAAGCCAGGAGGTAAAAGACCGCTGTTAGGCACTATATAGTAGCTTAGAGTCTCCCCTGCTGTAAGGTCTTTGTCTGTTGCTTGTAATTGGAAGTCTATCTTAGAATCGTCAAGTGCAAAATATGCATCACCTTGCCCAACATTTAGATATCCTCTAGTTGTAATCCATTCTGGAAAGTCTGCACCAGTAATTGACATACTAAATGTTCTATCCATACAACCGCCAGTAGTATCATTAGCTCTGACAACAAATTTGTTAGTTGTATGTTTTGTAACTTCACCAGGTGCACCTTTAATAACACCTTGGGATAATACACAACCTACAGGAAGTGTACCAGCAATTATAGAATATGTGATTGGGTTAGAAGTGTCTGTAGACGCCTCTATTGGAATGTTGACTGTGATCCTTTCTTCGAAAGTACCTAAGTCTCCTGTTGGCGTTATCCAAGTAATTGCCATTTAGACTTCGCTCCCTATATGCCGCCAACATCTAAATTGATTCCTGAATCATACGTTAGTGTACCAAAATCAATATTAGATCCTTGCAGTGCTAATTGTATGGCATTTTCAAATCCTGAAGCTCCAACAGGTCCGAAATCGTATGTTGTTAAGTACTCAGTTACAGGTACAATAGTTTTAAATTTAATAGTGCTACCTACAGCGGTAACTTCAATATCTTTGAAACCGTTTTCTGATTGCGGCGCACTAGTACCTTCTAGAGTAATTTGTTGATGCGTACCCGCCAACATACTACCACTGTCTGTATCAATTCTTGTAAATGCATCTGGTGCTGTACTAGCAACGATGATAGCTTCTGGACCTTCATCAAGTTGTATTTTAGTGCCAGCTACTAATTTTCTAAAGTTTAAGTTTGCACCAACTTTATCTTTAAACACACTAACACCGTTAGCACCTGTATTGGTTGCAGTAATTGTTAATTCTGTTTCAAGTGTTGAAAAGTTTGTATTAACTTTCTGGAACGCTGTTCGCAGATCATCACCTAATCCATCGTTTACAATATTACCTATGTTTATTAATTGTATCGCCATTTGTCACTCCTAATGTAGATCCGCCCAGCCTGCTGTACTGTCACCATTTGCATCAGCAGCGTATCCTTGAAACTTTCCTGTTGTTGTATTATAAATCATCATACCTAACACTGGTGTAAGTGCATCTACTTGAGTCTGTGTTAGTTGCGGTGGGCCAACATATAATTCTGTAAAGTTAGAATTAATTTTTTCAAACGCTCCACGTAGAGTATCGCCTGTTCTATCGTTTGCGGATGTTCCAATGTTTACTGTAAGTTTTGCCATTTATCCGCTCCTATACCCAACCGCCGATTGCAATTTTGCCCCAGCCCGTACTCTTGCGGACATAGACATAACTGTCATCAACTCTAATTTCACCAACTTCTGCTACTTCTGTTTCTGAACTTGGAGCAGCACTATTCGGTGCAATCTTACCTGTAACTGTGCCTGTTGCGCCATCAATTACTACGGAAGAGTCATCGCCAAATACTGAACCTCTAATGTCAATAGTTGCAGTACCATTTAGCACTGCTGCTGGTATTGTGCTGCTAACAGCGTCTATTAGTAATGTACTATCATCGCCAAACACACTACCTTTAATGTCAGTTACAGGACTTCCTGTGTACGATACTTCGCCTGTTGTAGCATTGTACATTAGCATAGTTGTACCAACTGCATTTCTAACTGGTTTAACTATAAACTCGCCTGTTTGAGTTGTGTTTAATTCAGTCTCTGTTTGGGCATTAATCACAATTGTATTTGCGTGTTGATTTAAGTGACCGGCTCTTTCACCAATTGCGATTGCATTTCCGCCTTGGCCTGATTGACCCGCTTCGTCACCAATTGCAATTGATGATGCCGCCTGGTTTGTTTCACCTGCTTGATGGCCGATTGCTACTGCTTCTTCGGCTTGTGAATTATATCCTGCTTGATAGCCAATTGCAACTGATCCTCCAAGTTGGGTAAGTTCACCTGCACGGTATCCAATTGCTATTGCAGCCGAACCTTGGGTATCTTCACCTGCTTGATTACCAATTGCTATTGCATTTCCAACTTGGTTCTCTTCACCTGCTTGATATCCAATTGCAATTGCTTTTGCACCTTGATTGTTTTGACCTGCTTCGTCGCCAATTGCCACGGCATCTTCACCTTGGTTTGTTTGGCCGGCCTGTTCGCCAATGGCTATTGCATCACTGCCTTGGTTTGTTTCACCTGCACTTAAACCAAGTGCAATTTTTGATTCACTTGTTCTTAAACTTGTTGTAGCTACTGCACCAACAATCTTACCTTCCACACCGTCAACTAATAATCCTGAATCGTCTGCAAACACTGATCCTGTAATATCAATTTTTGGATCAAATGCAATAGTAATCTTATCGTTGGGTGAATCAAGTGTAATACCAATACCGTAACCAGGTTCAAACGTTAAAATATCAGCAGTACTATCTGCTGCTAAACTTGTTTGTCCATCAACAGCAATCTGTTGGAATGTTGGAACTGCTGGAGCACCGTTTGAAACAGTTGTAATACCTGTTGCACCGTCTGTCGAAACTGTAATACCAAAACCTTGTTGTACTTCTAACACACCTGTGTTAGTAAACTGTACTGCACCTGTTGTTGCACTAACTGAGATACCTTCGCCTGGTGTTCTTCCTGTTGCTCTGCTAGGAATGTTAGTTGTGTTTTGTGCAGATGTAACACCTGTGTTAGTAATTGTTACATTGCCTGTTGCTGAACTAACTGTAATACCTGTACTTGCAATTGCTTGTGTTACACCATCGTTAATAAATGTAATACTGTCTGCATCACTTCCTGCTACTAGTTGTACACCTGTGCCACCGTAAAATGATAATGTATCATTTGTATGATCAGCTTCAACAATGTCGCCATCATCTAAGTTGATGTATCTAAAATATCTTTTCTCTGGATCAATAATTAAGTCACCGTTAATAGTTGAACCAAATGGTAAATCAACTTTACCACTTTCGCCTTTAACATGTGCTGTACCTAAATACAATCCGTTATCTTCGTTACCTGCTGTTGCTAGTGTTTCAGCAACGTGTACTTCTTTCCATTTATGTGTAGCATCACCTAAAACTTTTATAGAGTCTGCTGCTGGCTTAACAGAAGTTGTAAGTGCTTCTAAGTTAAGTGTACTGAATTCATTAAGTCCTTGGGTCTTACCACCTGATGTATATGCAGTAAAGCCTGTTCCATTAACAGCTGAACTAATTCCTGTGTCTGTATAAAGAGCAAAGGTATTACTTGTTAGTACATCTGCATAGTAAGTGTTACCATTTAGTTGTGTCATGCCTACTACATCTGTAATAGTTACACGTTGTCCGTCAGTAAGTCCATGTGCTGTTGAAGTTGTAACTACAACTGGACTTGCCTGTGTGGCATTAGTAATTGTTTTTTGTTCACCACCTGCAAGTGTTGCACCAATAGTTACAAAGTTTGCATTAACTTCGTCCAATGCACTCTTAAATCTGTCCCATACTAGTGGTGGAGTGCCTGGCTGTATGTTTGTATTATATGCCATTAGTTTCTCCCTACCGCTACTTCAATTGTGCCTATATGATCACTATCATATGCTTCAATTGCTTTTCCAATAATTGTACCTGCTCGTACATCACTATCTGCTACTGTACCAACACCATGTATGCCTGCACACACAATTAAATCACCTTTTTCAATCTTGCCAACTACCTTACAAGGTACTCTACCTTGTAGTGCAACAAGATTTTTAAATCCAGGACACCCTGCGTACATAACATATGCTGCTCTATCTGAAACAACACCTGCTACTTTTGGATCACCTTTCTTATTAGAAGTTGAGACTTCCTTGTCACCACCAAATACTAACACTGTTCCGACTTCGTATTCCTTGTCACCTTCGTAGTATTCTGCAAGGTCAGCTGCATAAGTTGCTTCAAACCTTGATTCACTCGGAGTTGTTCCTGTTAATGTCCAACGTCCTGTTACTGTACCTGCTGTAGTATTACCACCAGTTGTTAATGATGTTGTAATAATTTGTGATGCTTCGACAGGTGCTAGTGATACACCGTTCTGTGTTCTAAACTTGTGATAGTCGTTATCATATAAGTTTCTCTTATCTGTTGCAAGTGAACCGTTCTGTAAATATATACCACCACTACCACTTGAACCTGTATACAATCTTACGTAACTTGCAGATCCTGATGTACCATAACCTACTGATGTGTTACCGTTAATATTAAATGAGCTTGTAGCGTTCCAAATTCTTGCACTGGCATCTGCGTTACTATCTCTTTGAACAAGTTGGCTTGCAGTTGCGTTAGCAGTTGCTTCAATGATACCGTAATCAACATCAGCTGTATTACTTGAACTACTAGTTCTTCTTAAGAAACCAGTTGCATTAAATTGTGATTTCTTAACAGAGCCACCTTGATCAACTACTGTTGTCATTAATACATCTGCAGGAGCACTAGCACTTAGTAAGTTATTACCTAATACACTCTTACCAGTAACGTTTACTAGTTTTGCTTTTGTAATTGTGCTATCTGTAATTGTTACCCAACCGTTTGTAACAGTAAAGAATGTATTATCAAATGCTGCAATACCCTTATCAGCTTGTGTAATACCTGTATCATTTGCACGTACTTGAGCATCTGACATGCTCAATTTACTTTGTACAATTGCTGCTGAAGCATTGATATCGTTGTTGTCAATTACGCCTGGTTGAATCTGTGCGTCAATAGTATTTGCAGTTGAGTCAATACCTAAAGCAATATCACCTACAACAGATGCATTAATAGCATTGTTACCATCACCTGTAAATACAAGTATATCATTTGCTTCAAGATTGCTTAGTGTAAATTCTTGTAGGTTACCAAATGTTAAGTTTCTTAAGTTAACTGCATCTTGTGGCTGTGTTGGATCACCAATATTAAGAATTTTGAATCCACCATTGTCAAGTGGCCCTTTCATAGACAGTGAACCATCTAGTGACATAAAGCCGCCACTGATTGGTGGAATTAAGTTTGCTGATGTTACTGGAGCACCACCGTGTGTGGTACCAAGTCGTCTTTCAATATAAAGTCTAGTTGCGTTCTCTGTTGGTACTGTATCAACAGCGTTGTCAGTCATACCAGAGTCTGTACTAAACTCAGATACTGGAACACCACGTTTAAATCCAATACCGTCCAAGTTACTCAACGCAATAGCTGCTGAGAATGTAACCTGACCAGTACCTTGGTCAACCCTAAAGTAAGGTCCAACGTTGAAATTACCAAATTGGTCTGTGGTTACATAGAACACACGCCCAACGTTTCTCTCTTCGGTTTCTGTATCAGGATTAAACGCATTAACTGATGGTCCATAGATTTCTGTTGGATAGTTAGTATCCGCATATGAACCTGTACCAATCTCAAGTAAATCATGAGATGTAACACGAGTCAATGAAATTCTAATTGTTAATTTACCATTAGCACCGTCAGTGTCTTTTGAAACAGCTGATTTAATAGTATAACTTGATGAGTATTGTGTAAGAGAATCTACTAATGGTCTATTAAGTGTAATTCTTGCCCACGGATTACCAGTTACAGTTTCATTTTCAAACAAGTCAATTACATAAACTTCACCGTTGAATACAAATGTACTTCCTTGTACTCTTGATCTTTCCTGCGGAGCAACAGCAACAATAGCGAATGTGCTATCGCCTGCAGCACCTGTTGGTGTGTAGTATGAATGTGTTCCATTTTGAACACCGGTTGTATCAACTTGTACTGCACCTGACAGTGTTGGATATTCTGTACTTACTGTAAATGTATTTGCATCAAGAACTGTGTGTACAAAATAGTGTGTACTTGTGTTAAGCCCTGTTGGTAATGCACCTGTTGTGATCAAAGTAATTGGATCACCTTGGGTAAAGTTATGTGTAGTTTTTGTAAGCACAGCTGGAGAAGCTACTGATATTGTAACTACATTTGTTGTGCCTGATTTTGCTTCACCTGGCTTGTAATATGTTAAGTCAATGTAGTTATAGTTTTCTCTAAGAGTCGTAGTAGTCAACCCTTCGATAATAGCTGAATGTACTCCTGTTCCTGTATCTGTTGTAGTAACAGGTGTTGAACCATTAATTGCAGTTGAAATTTCAAACTGAGTAGCAGTTAAATTTTCTTCTCTAACCCAATGAGTTTCACCTGCTACAATTCCTGCTGGTAAAGTACCTGCAGAAGTAAAGCTCAATCTATAGTTGAATTTTAGTTTGTGTGGTACAACACATTTAATAGTTGGAGTACCGTCGGTTAGTGTAGCTGCACTACCGCCTGCACTTGTACTTAAAACAACACTGTTGTATGTAGGAACACTAATAACATGATAAGTCGTACCCGCAGTTATTCCATTTGCTGTTGTTCTTGGAACAATAGTATTACCAATAACTAATCCGTGATTCTGACTAAACGTAGCAACATTACCTGTTGATGACGTTGCATTAATAGTTGCAAGGAATGTACCTACACCTGGTGCTGCCGCTGTAAATTCTACTTCATAGTTGCCTCTTGAATCTGCCGCTGACTCAAACTGTAGGACACGATAAACATCTGTGTATTCTTGTAATATTAAACCAGTTGATGGCCTTGTAGCAACATCAACAAGTTCACCAGTTAATGTAACCTGTGAGTTAGAACGCAGTGTCATCTTAGCATCGTTTGGAATAACAGCAAACAATCCGTCGAAGTTACCAGTTGTATCACTTGTTAAGTTTAGTTTAGCAACGCCAGCTGGTAAGTCAGTAGTTGAAACTGATGTAACTGGATATCTGTAAATTACGTTACCATGGTCAACTTCAAGTTCTGAGTTGTTAAGTGGCAAATAATCATAACCGTCAACATAAAGGAACAGTCCGCCTTGTGTGTTTGCAAAGCCTGCACTTGGAAAATAACTGTAAACTGATTGTGCAAGGTCGTTATATAATGATGTTGGTGTTGGAACTTCAAGTGGGTCTGAACCATCTGCAACCAATGCATAGATACCATGTGCAGAAGAACCACCAACGGACCTAATCTGCGCACCGTTAAGTGACATGTACGATGCATAACAGTAATATGTAAACATCGAAACTGCTTCTGTTAAACCACCGTTAGTTGCAAGTAGGCCGTAACCCATATCAGCAACCTGTGTAAAGTCATTCGATAACATTGATCTGTTACCAGGCATCAATACTTCATAAATTCTTTCTATTGAGTGTGTTCCACTACCAGCACTTGTTGTTGCAACTGATAGTCCACCTGGTGCTGCTGCAACTTGGAATGTGTTTGTTGTTAAACTAACACCTGAAACATAATAATCTTTACCAACAACTAATCCTGTTGGTAATGCACCTGTTGTTGTAAATCTAACAACAGCACCTTCTTGTAACTTGTGTGCGTTTGAAGTAATAACAGCAGGGTTAGCGTTTGTAATTGTAGCAGTAACAGGGCCAGCAGTTCTAGTAAATGGTGTAGTTTCATCTAATATGAATGATGCTGAAGAACCGTTTTTATTAAAAACAAAATCTCTAACGTAGTTTACTCTGAATACTGTGTCATCAACAATAAACGAACAAGGAAGTTGTGGTATTCTTTCTAGTCCTGTTACTTCAATTCTTGTAGTAGTTGTTGATGAAGCATGTCTAAATTGTAAGTTACCAGCAAAGCCGTCAACAAACATACCACCTGCAAACGTTTGTTTGTTTATTGATTTTGAGAATGATGCTGATTCTTGACAGTATGGTGACTTAGCAAGGATTTGACCTTCTGGGTCAAGTACCATCATAAAGCCGCCATGTCCTTGACCTGTAACAGCTCTAATGATATTAGCGTCATTCATTAAGAATACGTCTAACTTGTCGTTCTCTTCTGGATAGTTAACACTACCTGATCCGTCCATTACATCTTCAATAGCATCAAATAGTTCAGCAACAACACCTTGTGTTCCTGTTTCTGCTATAAATGATGTATCAATAACCTGTAGTGCTGTAGTTACTGTTCCTGGAAGTGCTAAGTTTTGTATAACATAATCAATCGCTGTTTGCGCTCTTTCAAGACCTGCAATTGTTTGTGAAAGTTGTGTAGTAATTGCAACTCTACCACTTGCACTTTGATAGTATTTTAAACCTGCGGAGATGGTTCTATTATAACCACCATACTTCAGGTCAAATATCATAGCATCAATAACTAATCCTACATCACGTTTACATAGTACTTTGTTATATGTAAATGACTGAGTAAATGGTGCAATGTTTCCAGCAATTTGCGTATCGATCCAATCAACAACTTCGTTTTGAATGAATGATTTATTAAGTTTGATAAGTGCTGCTGACTTTCTGTAAGCACCTTTGTTATCAACTTTAGGATAAACTGGTTGTGTTTTGTCTGTTAGGTAATGATTAGCATACAAATCTGTACCAATGGTCATTCCGTCAATGCTTGTATCTCTTCTAAATTTCTGGAATGCCCAAGGAGAACTAGAAGTTCCTGGTCTTGGTTTAATAAGAACACGTCTAAATTCATCACCAATAATTGCAACGTTCTGCGGTACTTTAAGTGGATAGTTTTCTTGATAAATTCCACTTTCAACAAGGACTGCAATTTGAATTTGGTTAGTAATATCACCATATGAAATAGGTTCATCAAGTATAAATGTACCATACTTAATATCTACATCAAATATCTCGTTACCGTTACTGTCTAATGACCCATCGTGTGCAAGAATCTGCGCAAGTGCTCCTGATGTTTCACCACGTAAGTGTAAACCTTCTCTAATATCTCTCGTTCTAAATGCTACCGGAGTATCTGTTAATACATCACCTGTGTAGTCTGTACGATAGCCATCTGTTTTTAATAAGAATCTTGGCAAGTCAACTTGAACAGTTCCAACTGTTGTAAACCCACTACCTGCATCTGCAATATCAATACCAGTGATAACACCACTGGATATAACTGCTGTACCAAAAGAACCAGTTGCTCCTGTTCCTATAACACGTACAGATACTAAACTGTAACTGTTACCACCACTGCTGATATCAACACCGTTTACTTTATATGTTATATCAAATGTAGCACCGATACCAAATGTTGAATCAGAAGTTGTAACAACTCCGCTTGTTCCAGGTAATACTGTGTAATCACCTTGTGCTAGAAGTTTGAATGTTGTAATAGCACCTGGTGTTGTTGCTGTTGATAGTACTTCAATAGTTGCACTTGAACCTGTTCCACCTTGGAGTGTAATAATATCTCCTGATTGGTAGTTCGCACCTGGTGCATTAAGTGTAATTGTATCAACACTCATTCTTGCACTACCAACAAATCCTGCACCTGACGAAGGTGATGTATCAATTTGTGAAAGTGTTACAGTACCTGAACCGTTATTAAATGTAAGTTGTTTCTTATAAGGACCAATATCGTCTTGTGATTCTAATACTAGTTCTTCAGCACGTTTTAATGCTGCTTCAATTGTTTTATAAGCATAAGCAAGAGCTCTACCTTGTAGTTCTTCACTTACACCTACTCTTTCGTCTTGACCTGATGTAGCAACATATAGATTTACCTTACTACCAAATGATGCATTATCAACATATTGTTTAGTTGCAGCAATCAAGCCGTCATATAATTCGTCATCTGCAGGTTCTGGGCTTCTGCTTAAAATTAATGGACCAGTCATTGTACCAAATGCTACATTTGGATTACCTGTTGCTGGATCAATAGCACCAATACCTGCTCTTGAAATCTTTGTATCTACGTATGATTTGTTTGCTGCTTCATCATTTGAAACAGGAGTAACCATATCTTTAATACGGTATGTGTTACCACCTGATGCAACAGATAAGTTACCACCTAGCTGTGGGCTAGGGTCACCTGAGATTTCACTAAACTCAGTAGCAATAATAATTTGGTTTGTGTTTGAAGTATCATCAACTGTGATACCTAAACCTGCTGTAACTTGTTTAAATTGTAACCCGTCTGTTGTTGGGTTAACTGCTAGGACAGCACCTTCTTGACCTAAAAATGTAGCAGGAGTATCGTCAAGTGCAATAAAGGTAAGTTTTTCACCAAGTCCTAACGAACTATATAATTCTTTAAAATTATCATTCGTTTTACGAAACGAATCTCTAATACTATCGCCGGTACCATCGTTACCTATTGCGCCAATATCTACAATTTTACGTGCCATGTACTATGTCTCCAAGTATCTTATTTCTAATGTATTTAGCCAATAATTTTACAAGCCTAATGTAAAATAGTAAATACATGTATGTTCATTAAAACTGAAAAAGTACATACTCACTATAAACGGCAGAGCAAACTTGGCAAAAAACACGAATATCTTCGTGAAAAAACTGTTGTTCATCTACAGTGTGATAACTGTGATACTGTATTTACCAGGGATCTAAAAAAGATGAACTCAAGCCGGTTAAGCAACAACTACTTCCATGTGTGTACTAACTGTGATGCTAAACGTTTTGCACAACGCAAAGGAGTAGAACAGAAACAAGTATGGGATTTGCCTGTTAACGCAGACTTACCGTTATCTAAATACTAGTTGATCTACTAGTAAGTTCTCTTTTTACTTTTACTATAGTTTTAGGCTTTGCATTACTGCTACCTATATAGTCTACTAGCTCTTGTGTGGAGGTACACTTCATATAAAAGTGTTGAGTTTCAGTTTTACCTGTGGACTTATTTCTAATCTTTTGTGATGGTTTAAATTTTACTGGCATTATGTTGGACCGTTATTGTGTTTCCTTTTTAATTTTTTATTATCCCAATTGTCGATGGCTTCCTTGATTGATTCCTCTGCTAAGATAGAACAATGAAGTTTTAGTTTAGGAAGTTCAAGTGCATCAGCAATATCTTTATCTTTTATTTCTAGTGCTTCGGTCATAGAAAGACCTTTAAGCATTTCTACAAACATGGTTGAACTAGCAATAGCACTTCCACAACCATATGTTTTAAATTTTACATCTTCAATTATATCAGTGTCAGGATTAATTTTGAGGTCTAACTTCATTACGTCACCACATGCTGGTGCGCCAGTCATGCCAGTAGCAATGTTTGGATCGTTAGGATCAAACCTTCCAACACCGTGTGCTTCAGGATCATGAAGTACATTTTTAAATCTGTCTACTACTTTATTGCTATATGCCATAATAATTATTTACCTTTTAGTGAGTGTTCCATTTAACCTTGCTAAAGTCAACACCGTCTAAATACATATCCCATAAAGGAGATAGTATTCTAAGTTTACCGATTACATCAAGCATTGTTTCTGCAACACTATCTACTTCTTCTACGGTAGTTGTTCTGCCAAAACTAAATCTAATGCTACTATGTGCTAACTCATCATCTCTGCCTATAGCTCTAAGTACATAACTAGGCTCTAAACTAGCACTTGTACATGCACTACCACTGCTTACAGCAACGTTATCTAGTGCCATAATCAAAGACTCGCCTTCAACAAAGTTAAAACTAATATTAAGTATGTTTGGTACTTTATGATCTAGTGAACCATTTATGTATGATTCTTCGATAGTTGTAAGTTTGCTTAACAGTCTATCATGTAGCATTTTAATATGCTGTTTGTTCTTTTCCATCTCAAGTCTTGCGTACTTGAATGCTTCGCCCATGCCTACTATTTGATGTGTAGGTAATGTGCCTGAACGCATACCTCTTTCGTGTCCACCACCGTGTATTTGAGCTCTAAGTCTTACTCTTGGTTTCTTTCTAACATATAAAGCACCAATACCTTTTGGACCATATGTTTTGTGTGCGGATAAACTCATTGCATGTACAGGAAGTTCTTGTAAGTTAAACTCTATTTTTCCTGTTGCCTGTGCGGCATCAACATGAAACATTATTTTGTTTTCAAAACAATACTTACCAATGCCTTCTATGTCATTGATAGTACCCATTTCATTATTAATATACATAATGCTAACAAGTATAGTATCGTCTCTAACAGCGTCTATAACCATCTGTGCTGTAACTATGCCATCTTCGTTAGGGTCTAAGTATGTAACTTCAAATCCGTCACGTTCTAATTCTCTACATGGATCTAGTACTGCTTTATGTTCTATCTTACTTGTTATAATGTGTTTGCCGTTGCTTTGATAAAAATCTGCAATACCTTTGATTGCTAAATTATCTGCTTCAGTAGCGCCACTTGTAAATACTATTTCTTTAGGATCTGCACCAATTAATTCAGCTACATTTTTTCTAGCCTCATCAACAGCATCGTCTGCTTTCCATCCAAAACTATGACTTCTACTTGCTGGATTACCAAACTCACCTTCTTCGGTCATATACTTGACCATAGTTTCAACTACACGTTTATCACATGGAGTTGTAGAAGCATAATCCATATAGATTCTGTTACCTGATGACTTTGCATGGGTATCGATTGTAGCTGTAACATCTCTGTGTTGCTTATGATCCATTAATGTATATGATTTTTTAGTTTATTGTACAACAATTTAATAATATTGTCAACCAACTGTATTTATACAATACAAAAAGACTATATGTAATGATTGGTTTTTATTTTTTATGACGGGCCTAAGTGTATAAATACAGTATGACCATAAAGTTATACAGAAAAATAGTCATTGAAGCAGATACAGCTCGTGAAAATCTAGTGCAAGAAAAGTTGCCCTATGAGAAGAACGAGCTTGAAGTAATGAGCAGTGACACACTTGATTATCACTACGGCAAACTTGCATCAGCGTATGTTAAGAGATACAACGATGAAGATGGCGATGATGATTTTAATTACGGCGGTGCAAAATTACATAATTTGTTCTTCCCACAGTTACAACCTGTTTCTGTAGGCAATAAACCTACAGGC